ATTACATGTGTAATCCTTATGTGCAAATTAATGCATTTCCGTTATCAATGATATTAACAACATCATCTGATTCCGGATCCGTGTTAGGGTGAGGCCCATAGACAGTCAAAGGGAAACCTAAGTTTGTGTCCAAAAAATCCTCTTTATTTACAACAAATAGTTTCGAGACAATGTCTCTAACTTTTGTTAACAGAGTAGATTCGCACTCTTCATCAATGATAAAACATTTATCTATGATACGTGCAATCTTGAGACCGTTGTGATCGTCCACAGTAATAATTTTACTTAGACTAACAAATTGTCTCATCTTACTATTTTCGACTCCTATAGGTGTTAACCTATTGATGTTTTGAAACGTAAGTTGGCTCCGTGCTTCCTCAAGCTTTTCACGAAAGTAAAAGAGCTTTTTGAATGCCTCGCCAATTTCATGGCAACCCAGAATTCCCCATACTATAGTATCGGGATCTAGTGTGTCTATGAAGTCAGTACTATCAACGTACTGCATCCAAGTTATCAATTCATGTAATTGTAACTTGGTGTCCCAAATGGTTTGATCCCGTTTGGAAGTCACCCACGCATCTTTCCAACGTTGGAGCGTCTCGGGTGTAATAGAATGGAGCTTTAATATTTGGCTCTTAATTTCAGATGCGTCCTTACGGATACCATGTATCATAAGGATTAGCATGATGTACTCAGCGTCCGGGTGGCTGCGAAGCTCTCCGTATGGCTCAGGACCATGTTCTGAAAAATTCTTTTCGGCATTAAGCTTGATAAGAGCCTGCCTTAATTCCTCTTTAATACTATTTGTAGTGGAAACTATAGTTTCTAAACAAATGCCTTTAAAGAAGTTACTCCAGACTTTGTTCGGGTACATACCCGTTTCATAAAGTTCTGTAAGTAACATGTGTATGTCGATACTAGTCCGCTCACGCAGATGAAGTATTAATGGCATAACAGCATAGAGATCACCCTTTATATCTAACATATTACGAATGGATATACGACTAACGTCGAACCCATAGTTCATGTTCATAGACACGTACTCGCCAACAATGTTGGTCTCAGTAGCAGTCTTCGATTTAGAGTTGTTAATTACCATCTGATAGTCTCTTGTAAGAGATTCACTGATGTAATCTTCTGGGTCCCAAATCCAGAGATCGTCACCTACACGATTGTATAGGTCTTCGATCGGATGTTTTCTTACGGCTTCTGGGTAATATTTACTTAGAAGAAACTCGCTTAGAAAATGGTCCGTGACCGAGGCAATGGCGAAAGATCCTTTCGTACCCATACCTTGTCCTGTTCCGTACTTTATCTTACCTTTAACGGCAGTGGTTTCCCACTCGCAGCTAACAACAAGATCGTACCAGCAATTAGCAATCTCCTCTCCAAACACGTGTTTGACGACGGATTTTTGCAACCTTGCATTAAGATAGTCTGTCCATGATTTTAAATCTATAGATTTAATACCAGGTCTAATCTTAGTTTTGAACACTTTCCATCCTTCCTGATGATTGAAGAATGAAGTGCTCCTCCCAAACATACGTCTTAGAACGATAATAATATTATCTTCGAAAGGTGTTAAAAGGAGTTGAGTCCATGTATCGACAATGGCGATAGTACGGCTCTTATTTCCCGTATCCTTTACTGCAGTTATAGTCCTAAGACTAGCTGTTTTCGGGTCGGTAAACATTGTTATAGGTTTAACTTTCCTTTCGGTCTGTGTCACTTTATCAATGTCTTTTGTAGATAGTAAAGCACGTGCTTTTTCTATACCTACTTTCTTCGAAAGCTCGCGCATTAGAAAATTTGAACGTTTTCTATCCGCTTCGGCTTTCTTTCTTTTGCCCTGAGGAGTAAGTTTGGCGATAACATCAATAGGCCTATCCCCTTTCGGTATACTCTTGTTTAATGAACATTGTTCATTATACTTGGTAGTATATTGTTCAGCTTGTCTGATTACGTAATCATAATAAGCTTTATTACCAGTCAATATACAAAGGCGCTCGAAGCTTTCATTTAAAGGTGAACCGATAAGTGAGGCCGCTTCAAGCCCAGCTGTAAACAACTTCTTCATTCCGTTAGGTCCGAAGGCGTTTGCTTTAGCAGTTGGTCGCACACCCCAATTTGTAAATTGAGGTCCTCGTGCATTTTCAATTCCGGATTTATGATCTATGCGAAATTTTACATAGTCATCGAACTCCTTTAGTATATCACGTTTAATTATTCTTTTCTGAATAATCGTTTCTATATCTATGGAATTGTAGTCTTCTGGCAATCTACTTACGCCCAATATTGTGCGTAATAGTTGGTCTGAGACTTGTTTGGCTGAACTAGATTTATCAACTAAAAGAAATTTTAGTCCGTTCAGTTTGGTAGGCCAGTTTAGGGCTTTGTCAATGGCAAAGTTCACTGGTGC